ACACAAGATCGCAGTGCATATCTACTAGGTAAAGTAGCTTGACCGAATTCTAATGGCGATGAGCCCTCAAATGTTATTTGCATCCAAGGTTCATAAGATATTACTCTACTTATTATGTAATCTATTTCTTGTAACTTTGCAGTAGAATCTGGTGTAGATCCACCATCTGTGAATCTAAATTTTGTTCTTATTATTTTTAGAGAAGAACCTTCTAGTCCATCTACAGAGTCAATTAAATTTGATATAACACCATTAGGATCGCCAACATTGATTTCTAATCTTGGTACAGGGCCAGTAGATGTAATTTCTATTGTTTTATGTGTAACAGGGATTAGACTTATGCTACCACCCCAAGAAACTTGTTGATTAGAGAAGCGAAATACATCGAATGGATTATCAGGATTAAAATCCCTCAATATGTATATATAAACGTCACTAGATTGATCTAAGCTTATTAAAGACTGTTTGAATTGTGTCATGCTGCGATTATACCTAAACGTCTGTTAAAAGATAGATATAAATTTTGTGTAGCACCTGCGATCGCGGGGGATGATTCGACATATTGACTTATACCACCATTCAGTAGAACACTTGCTACACGTATATAGTATGTACCTGATGATAAATTTTCTACTATTAGTTCATTAGTGGATACTGATAATATGGGTGACCAGGAACCAGTAGCACCTCGTTTCCATTGAACTTGATAAGAACTTATAAATGATCCGCCTGTTGAAGGTCTACTCCATCGTGCTATTAGTTTGAATACATTAGCGCTTTGTTCTACAAAACCGACACCCAGATTAACAGGTGGTGGGGGTATGACAGGGATTTCTTCTTCTTTTTCTGTGGATTCTAATTCCCATCCATTTTCGATTATATTGAATTTGTCTTCTCGATATTCAGTGGCTAAGATCTCTATTAGTCCAGTATCTTCTACATCGACTTTTATTATTTGTACTCTATATTTTTTAGTAGTTATAACGTCTACGAACCAATTAGATTCTTGTAGGGGAGCTGTAGTAAAAGGAGTTGATACTTGTATTGTATCTGTAGAACCTGCCCCGTTACTGATCGTTCTAGTTTCTATTGTTAAGTCAGGCATGGTACAGGTTATAGAATAGCCTGATGCATTTGGTAATATTATTTCTTGATCTAACTCTACTGTAGTGGTTGTAGCTGATGTTATTAGACCACCATGACGTTTTTTAGATCGCTTCCAATCTACAATATTTATAATATCACCAGGTCTTATAAATACCGCGATCAATCTACACTTAAAGGACACTGTTTCTGTTTCTAAAAAATTAGAATAAACTTGATAACGTCCTTGTCTATAAGCTTGACCTCTAGAAGTACATCCATAAGCAGCAAAATCAGTTTCTCTGTAACCAAATTTTTTAAGTGCATCTTGTACTTCTACTGATTCTACTGTTTGTCTATAGTAATCATCTGGATCATTCCATGTTACATAAGCAACAGAGTATCTTGTTTGTATATCAGTTGATGAGTAACTGAACATACCGTTTTCTACATCAGCATTAGTAAACTGTTGAATAACATCACTAGGTTTATCCTGCCAGAATTTTAAGCATGTGCCATCCCAATAATAATGAGAATTACAAGCACTTAGAAATCCTTCTAATACTTTATGTGCAGCTTCCCCTTGTTGTAGTACTGTATTACATCTAAATCTACGTTCTGTTCCACCAAAACCATTAGTTACAAACTCATTATTATATCTAGATATGTCATATAAATCATACGAAGATACTTGACAAGAATCTATTTGTTTACCTAAACCATAACGACTATTAGTTAGAATGTCATATAACTGCCACACCGGATCAGATGTTGCTATGGGCGGTTCATAAAGAGTACCATCCCATATCCCACTGAAGTCCAAGCCGCGATCTGTGTCGTTTACTACGGCATTACTAGGAATGGCTACAGTTCTACCACCAATCTTATACCCTCTTTGTGGTTCACTAGAGAACTGCTCTGCGTCAAATTCAGCACTCACTACAGCCGTATGAGCATAATTTATCTTGGTATCATTTACGACAGTGGTGTAACTTACAAATTGAATAGTATTCTGTAAGTTACTATTAGGTGTTGGTTCTTCTACCAACTTTTCAACTCTTATAGTGATAGGACGGGCAGAATTGGTATAAGCGATCGGTATATTATACTCAAATTCTGTTGGACTAGAGAATTTTACTAAGCGATCTTCAGAATGAACTGTTGCAACACCACCAATATCGGTTAATTGTATTCTGAAGGCCATCCGGCTAGAAACTACATCTCCATCTTCTTCATATTGTTGTACTTGAAATGCTAGTCTAACTCTTACGAAACTTACATCAGTAACGGTGAAAGTTCTTGAAACAGGTACGTTAAATTTTACTTCTGTGTTAACACCAGTTTCAGATGTAAGCCCCTCTTTGATCGTAGCATCTAATAGTCGTTGTGAACCTGTACCGTTTCTACTATCCCATTTGAATCCTGTAACGTTCTTAGTACCGTCAGCATTACCTACAGGGGTTCTATCCAAGTAGATGGAACGATCGCCTTCTAATAGTCCTTCTATTGGACCTTCTGATAGGGCTTCTACAACTACAGCTCTTGCAGAACTGATCGCTGTGTCAGGATCAATAGTACGATTTTTGGATTTACCACCGCCACCGTTACTAGAAAAAATACCATGTTCACCTACAAGATACGTGTGATAATCGTCTACAACAAAATTGTATACAGTAGTATTTTCTAATTCTTCGATTTTTAATAACGGTCTGTATTCTAAATATTTGTCAATAAAAAATTCGTCTATATTCCATCTACCAATTTCTTTGAAAGAATTACGTTCTGTATAGAACGCATGATTTGGAGTTGCTATTACATAACCACCCCAATAGGTATATCTAAATACTTGTTGGTTATTATGAACACTTGTGGATAATACTTTTTTGATCGAGATTCTATTTTCTGGAGAGAAACAAAATACTTCATCACCTGTTTTTATATCTTGTATGGGTATTAATCCTAATGGTGTCTGTATAAGAGTATCACCACTAAGACATCCTCCTTCACCCCAGAACTCATCAAATTTCATCACGATCCGCCTACATTGGTAGCTGTGATGTACGATCGCACTGTGGCAGATAGTACCATAGATGGTGCTAGCATAACGCCATATACTACATATATACGCTGTCCTATTTCTGCTGTATTAGAAACACCGGAAAATATAAAAGATTTTTGATTCTCGGCACTTGCGTCGTTTTTTGGTTTTTGTCCCATTAAGCCGGATACAAGTAATAAAGAACCTGTAACGATTAATTGAACAGCGCTCAGACCTAATAAACCCCCAGAGAATATCAATCCTCCAGCAATAAGAGCTGTACCAAGAATTATTTTTCCTACTTTACCAGCACCACTAGGCAAAGCTGTAATATGAACACTTTTATCTTTTACTATAGGATCTGATAGTTCATCTTCTCCTATTTCATAATTTCCGTGTCTGACTTTGAAGAATGTACCTTTTCCTGTTTCATCTAGGATAAATTGTCTGAAATCTTTGAAATTAACTTCTAGAAATCTAACACAATCTTTGGTGCTATGCGCTACACATCTAAATTCTTTACCATATTTCTTTCGTAGAGAACCATGTAAATAAATAGTAGTGTACATCACACCGTCCTTGTTACATATGTTATGTTGTAACCAATTGTATTTGCACCATTGAGATTAATAACAAGAGCTGTATTCGCTGCAAGATCTAAAGAAGCATGTGGATGATACTCAACGCGATCTCTAAAACCAACTGTACCTTTTGCTGACAATAATACTCGTCTAACATTTGTGGATGTACCACTTCGGACGATCGCTAATGTTTCTACAGCGCTTTCATTTTGGAGTTCTAAGTTTAATACTTTTATATAGTTACCACTACCAGGCGCGTTTATTATCGTATTATTACCACTGATAGATATAGTGCCTGTTAGGTAGAGTTTCGTTACACCATGGTTACCCATGTCTGCAAGAACTTCATCATAAGAATGAGGTGTGTATATAGGCACCGAACCAGATAACCCTTTATCTTCTGAAAGGAGTATAGCCGGATTGGTATTACCGTCTAAAACTGATATGTTCCTGGTAGGCATTTTTTTAGTTTATATAGCTAAGGTAACTATATCATAACAACGTTTTTGTTTCTGAAAGGTAGTCAAAATATGTACCTTACAGGGTGTGTTACAGCATACTTTAGATCATCGGGATTTTGTAGTTGTTCTCCATGTTGTGTACAATATACTTCATCCCATTGAACAGGTGTTACGCCTAGTCTATTAGCCACATCATCTAATACTAGATTTTCTCTGTATATAAGTTCATTAGTGATAGGATCTCCGTATTTTCTGTTCATCCTATATCTGTCGTAGAAACTTTCCTCTGTACGATATTCGTCACCTAATAACAAGTTGCTATTGTATATTTCTTTTATAACATTTCTACGCATACCAAAACAACCACCAGAAATGAAATTAAATTGTCTTGATAGGTAAGGTGCAGGCAGAAATCTCACATCTCCTATCCAATCACCCTCTGGAATATAATTAAACGATCTCCATATATAAGAATCTGGATCTAATTTGATAATAAGATCGCTAGTTGTATTATTAAGTACGCACTTGAAATTGCGTTGAGTAAATTCTGGTCCTACATTCTTTAGGCGATCGCCTTTTATCAATGTAAATGGAGGAGAGTCAGGGAACATGCGATCGTGATAATCACGGATCTGATTCATAGAGAATAAATTAGCTTGACCATCAGATATAATTAAAATCTCTGAGGTTGGATAAAAATTTCGTATTTGAAAAACTAGTCTGCTGGCATAAATCTCGTTTTTGTATATATTAAAATAGAAACTAATAGGTTCCGTCATTTTTCAAAGGTATCCAAACTCTACCGAAAAAGCTTCCGCCACCCAATACTTTTGTTCGTTGATCGGACATTAATAGATAGTAGTCACCGTTAGGCATATAAGATACATGTAACTGTAATACTCTTGATTCGGTATCAGTAGACGTATCATCAAGGCCACGTATATCCATTGGATCATAATCAGGAAAACCTTCGCTCCCTGATACATAAACAGATGTTTTTACTGCGGGAGTTTTAGATCTTGTATCTTTGTCGTATATGTTCTCCCCTTTATAACTGGAAATGTTGACATTAGCCGGTAATTTATAAAACCATTTTGGAGATCCTGTACGTCTTACTCCTATATACAGTCTTGGCGCGTTTGCGGTAGTGTATCCATGATACAGAAAAGGTTGTTCTAATATACCACTGAAAAGACCTGTTCCAGTGTGGAAACCTCTAGATCCTAATTGATGATGTATAGATATACCTCTTTTTTCTCTAGGATCAAATAAAGGGACATGTGACGGAGGATCAAAAGATCTCGTTATCTGTATATTTCCTTCATAAATGTCAACATTGTTTTTTGGGTCGTCTGCTGTGTAAATAGTATAAGCATCAAGGTATGTTTCTTCATGTAACATACTCTTCACTCTATAATATACACGAAAACCTACGTCAAAATAGTTGGTGCTAAGACCCATGAGAAACCCTAATAATAGCTAGATACAGTTAATCGTACCATCATAGCACAATTGTTGAATACACTTTCACCAGTTGGTTTAACTTCGCCAGTTAGAGTGTATATACCACAAGGTATAGTAGGACTACCACAGCAAGATTCCATCGTTTGTTGTAACAAAGGTGTTCTTATTGACTCGGTGCAACTAGGATATACCAATTGATCTTTATATATTGCCAATAATGTCAAAAAGTTGATTACACAACTATGAGTTCTAGAATCATAATTTTTTAACATCTCTCCAATGTAAATTTGTTTGTCTTTAGACCAACTTCCATACATAATACGGGTCAGATCGCCTTCAAATTGTTTTTGTAGATATTCATAACTTCTCAGAATCAATCTAAAAGTAGTGCCAGCATCTTCTCCATTAAGGTTAGCCCACAAAGCCGACTCTCCTATTAATGCTTGTGTAGCTGGATCACTATCTGGATAAGGTGTGTTCTTTTCTGAGAATCGTGTAGGAGGAAAATCCGGTTCTATAGAACACCATTTACCATCTACCCAATTTAGCCAATCCATCAAAAGTTTCTGTAAACTATCGAATTTAGTATTTGAATAATAAAGAGCTTTAGCCAACCATAGACCAAATTGAGCCTGTGAGAAACCTGAATCTGACCCTTGTTCCATAGGGTTGGCTTGATTTCTATAAAGGATAAGAGTAGCAAGATTCCCTGTAACAGTATTTAACTGCCATAGGGAATTAATAGGCGATATTCTAAAAGCAAAAGGCCCAAAATCATCATTGACCTCTGCATA